AATATTAATATACCAGAAATGCAAGAAAATCTAAATCAAATGATTAATGACAAAAAAAACCCAGTTGATGAATATTTATACCCTATGTGGAGTTAAAAATTAATAATTAAATAAATAAATAATGAGCAAACTAGAGGAAAAAGAATTAAAATCTTTACAAGAAAATCAAGGCAAAATTAATCAAGTTGTATCTAATATGGGTGCAATATCTATTCAAAAAATTAACTTAGAAAAGTCAAAGGAATCTTTACTAGGTGAATTGAAAAAAATAGAAGATGAGCAAAACGATCTTAAAAAAGAACTTGAGGAAAAGTATGGAAAAATCTCAGTTAATTTAGAATCTGGCGAATACGAAATTATCCCAGAACAAGAATAGATTATGGCTGTTATAAATGCCACTAGCTTTTTGTTGTTAAAAGATACAACAGTTATTGGGCATTCTAAAAGCACAAGTTTCAATGTAAATGTTGACTTACCAGAATCTACTAGCAAAGATAGTTTAGGTTGGAAAGAGGTTATACCAGGTGTTAAATCTGGAACATTAAGTTGTGAATGTTTAACTGATTATTCAGATAGTTTAGGTTTTGAGCAGTTAGCCGATATGGTGCTAACTAAACAAAAAGCAACATTTTATTTTAAAGACAATGTAAATCCTAAATTAATTGTCAGAGGTGAGGGGTTTATAAATTCAGTTGATGAAACTGCCGCTTTTGAAACTGCAACAAGTTTTAACCTAGAGATTAATCTAACTGGTGTATTTTCTATAACAGATCCTAGTGTTGGTTTAACTTGGGATAATGTATTTGCTAAGTGGGAAGATATTGCAACAAACTGGGAAGATGTATAATTTTTTTATTTGTATATTTGTTAAAGATTAATAATTTAAAAAATATATAAATGGCTACAACTGGAGTATTTAATGGTACTGATTTACTACTAAAATTAACTGATGGTACATCAATAGCAACATCCACAATTATCGGACATTCAACATCTTGTTCATTATCACTTTCCAATGATTTGCCTGAGGCAACTACAAAGGATTCAAATGGTTTTCAAGAAGTTATTGCTGGAGTTAAAAGTGGTGAACTTTCTTTTGAAGGATTAATTGCTTATGATGATGATGCTAACCCAGTAGATTTTGCAGATATTCTTATAGCTCGTAGAGCTGTAACATGGACATTTGGAACTGCTGATGGTGCTGATACTGTTTACACTGGATCTGGTTTTTTAAGCTCAGTTGAGATGAGTGCAGAAATGGAATCACCAGCAACTTATAGTGGATCAATCACAATTAATGGAGCAATTACTACTGTATAATAAGTAATTAAGTTTTAAAATAAAAGGGGTATAATTTGAGGAACTATACCCCTATAAATATATAGATATGGCAAACAAGAAACGAGGTTACTATACCCTAAAAATAGGTGGCAAAATGCGAACTATGCATTTTTCAATGAATTTCTGGAGCAACTTTACCGATCAAATGAATGTTTCACTTGATAAAATTGGTGATATTTTTAGTGATGGGATTTCAATTAAAGCAATTAGATCATTATTATACTCAGGTTTATTAGCACATGATCAAGAACAAGGCAATGAAATTGACTATAATGAATTTAAAGTTGGGATGTGGCTTGAAGATTTTGATGCTGAAAAGTTAAATAATGTTGTTGAATCAATGATGGAATCAAGAATATTAGGCAATGATCTTAATATGGGTGTTTCTAGGAATATAAAAAAAACAACAAAACCTACTAAAGAGGGAAAGTAAATACCCAGCTGACTTGGGATAGTTTATTAGATTTTTATATTGGTCAAGCTGGGATGAATCCAGATATTTTTTGGAATAACACTTGGAAAGAAAATCATTTGATGGGTGAAGCTCACATGATAAAATCTAATTTAGAGTGGGAAAGAACAAGATATTTGGCCGCTATGTTATATAATGTTAATTGTAATAAAAAAGCACAAATGATAACACCAGATAAATTATTTTCATTACCCCAAGATGTTTATTTAGGTAGGGGAAAACCAAAATCAACAAAAGAGAAATTTATTAAATTTAAAGAAAAGGTAAAACAATCTAAGCTGCCAAAATAGGTGGCTTATTTTTTTTGTATTTTTGTTAAAAAATAATAAATGGCAAAGTTAAGATTAGATTTAGAATTAACTGGTTTTAAACAAGCTCAAGCCAAATTAAATAATTTTAGTAAACAATCAGCTAAATTAGGTAAAAGCTTAACTACAAAACTTAGCGCTCCATTAATTGCTGTGGGTGGCTTAGCTATAAGTCAAGCTGCTAAATTTGAAAAATTACAAACTACATTAAATGTTTTAACTGGTAGTGCTGACAAAGGAGCTAAAGCATTTAAAAATCTTGTAAAATTTTCTGCTGGTACACCTTTTCAATTAGATGAGTTAGTAAAAGCAAACAATACTATGATGGGTTTTGGTATAAGCTCTGAAAATGCAGCTAAACATTTACAAGCTATTGGAGATATCGCTGCTGTTAGTGGTGGTGATTTACAAGGTATAACTGTTGCGTTTTCACAAGTTGCTGCTAGTGGTCGTTTAATGGGACAAGATTTATTGCAATTAATTAATAATGGTGTTCCTATTATTGATATGCTTAGCAATAGCATGGGTGTTGCAAAAAGTGAAATTAAAGACATGGTGTCTGAGGGTGCTGTAACTTTCCCAGTTTTGCTTAAAGCTTTTCAAGATGCAACTAGTGAAGGTGGTAAATTTCATAATGGTATGGGTATATTAAGCCAAACATTAACTGGTTTAGGATCAACATTAAGAGATAATTTAAGTATTGCTTTAGCAGAAGTAGGAACTGAAATTGTAAAGGCATTTGATTTAAAAGAAAAAACTAAACAATTTATAAATTTCATACAAGATTTAACTGACAAGTTTAAAAAATTATCACCAGAAACAAAAAAAACTATAATTATCTTCGGAGCAATAGCCACAACAATAGGTCCAATTCTATTATCAATAGCAGCATTAACTAAGGGAATTGTTTTTACAACAACTGGTTTAGTATCCCTAGGAAAAGGTTTGATAATTGTAAAAGGAGCATTTTTAAAACTTAATATGGCAATGCTTTTAAATCCATTTGTGTTAGTTACAACAGCAATTGTTGGGTTATTATATTATGTGGTAAAATTAAGTGAGAAAATGACTCCTCTTGTAAGTGGATGGCAAACATTAAAAAATGTATTTAAATCAGGTGGTAATGCCGCTAAGTTCGCAACTTTACAACTAGTTGACCAAGCTGAAGCTGAAAAAATTGCATCTGATGAAACCAAAATTAATACTGAAGAAACTGATAAGTTAACTAAGGCAAATGAAGATTTACTTAAATCTTTAAAAGATTTAGAAAATTTAAATGGCTCAGGCGGTGCAAATAAAGATAATCAAAGAAAAAAAGTAAGCACAGTTAGTGGTTTACAAGATAAAGCTATAACAACAACTAGAAATTTTGATGGTAATACTATGCAAAAGTTTACATCGGTTGGTTATGGCGAAGGTTTACAATCAGTTGGCAAAGATCCGATAACATTATTGACCGAAGGGATGCAAGCTAATAAGCCAGCATTTGATTCTGAGTTAGCCGCAATAGGCACGTCGCTATCAAATAATTTATTGTTGCAACAAGATAAAATGCAAAAATTTAGAGAAATTGGTTTACAAATGGGTGAATCAATTAAAGGCACATTTTCACAAATGGGTTCAACAATAGCTCAATCACTTGGAGCTGGTGAAACTGCTTTGGGTACTTTTGCTGGTGTTTTAATACAAACCGCAATGACAGCATTAGGAGCATCATTAGCTACAACAATGGGATTTGGAGCCGAAGCGGCTGGTAGCACAGCAAAGTCAATGGGTCCTATTGCGGCTTTTGTTTTACCAGCATTATTGGCTGGTGCGGCTGTTGCCGTAAAAGGTGCTTTTAGTAAAGTAAAAAAACCTAAACAGTTTGCTAAAGGTGGTATTGTATCAACGCCTACAATGGGAGTTTTTGGAGAATATCCAGGTGCAAGATCAAACCCAGAGGTAGTTGCACCATTAGATAAATTAAAAAATATGATAGGTGATAGAGGAGGTTCAAGTGTACAAGTTGGTGGCGAGTTTACTTTAAAAGGTCAAGATTTAGTTGTAGCATTACAAAGAGCAAACAAAAACAGAAATAGAATTATATAATGGCGTATGGTGTTAAATATAGATTAGAATTTTCTGATGATTTAGAAAATGGCAAGAAAATAGAAATATTAAAAAAAAATTATACAGCAACAGTGAATGATATTGTTGGTGGTGCTGAACCATGTATTATTTCATGGGAGGGTGATGACAATTTTTATTCACCAATTAAAGGTTCACAATGCACACTTAATTTTTTTGTAACTGATGATGTTAGTTATGATAATTTTTATGAATATGATGAGAGAGAATACCAAGTTAAAATTTACTATAAAGATGGCTCAAATAATTATCAATTATTTTGGTTGGTTGGCTTGTTACAGGATCAATTTAAGGAAGCTGTTACAACAAAACCTTTTCCAATATCACTAACAGCAGTTGATGGCTTAGGAACTTTAGATGGTTATGATATGACATTGTATCAAGACAGTTATAGTTCAATTTCTGCTAGACAATGGATAACATCAACCTTAGACAATTTGGATTTAGAGCTTGATATTTATGTAAGTCAAGACATAAACAAAAGAGTTACAACTAGCACACAGCATACTATATATGATATTATGTTTATTAATCCATATACTTTTATGAAGGATAAATTTAATATTAATAATGCAAAACATACTTTAGAGCAAATATTAAAATTTACTAATGCAAGAATTTTTCAAAGTTTTGGAAAATGGTACATTGTAAATAACTCAAGCTATTCTGGTCAAGCGGTCAAAGATGTTAGTGCTACTACTGCCGCTAGTGGAACTGTGCCAACAAATATTAGGGCATCTGAAACATCTAATTTAGTAACCAATGGTACTGAATTGCCAGAATTTGTAGTGTATAATTATGAGGGTACTCATCAATCAACATCTAATGTTGAGGTGCTTAGAAAATTGCCAAGTCAATTAACACCACTAGAAAACAGTTTAACAAAAGAATATTTACGACCATTAAACGAATCATTGATTACTCATGAAACATCACAATATTTAGAAACAAATGATTTTCAAAATAGTGGATTTGAAAATGGTTTGTCTTTTTGGAATACATATACTGCAACAGCAACAACATCACCTGGTGAATTATCAACAGAATTTTCTAAACAAGGGAATCAAAGTTTTAAAAACTCACAAACACAAACAAGTTTGACAACAAGAAAAACATTAACAAATAATTCAGTATATGTGCCAGGATCATCACATCAAGGTTATACATTATTTGTAAACACCTACTTTGATGTTAATAGTAATTATGGAGTTGTAAATTT